TTATACTTGCAATTCCTCACGGATTGCTTTTTGCAACAGTTGGCTAAAATTGACCTTGTTTTCTTTTCCAATTTCAACAAGCCAGCTTGGTAGTGTAACGGTCTTATTGACGATTTTAGAGCGTTCACGCTCACGGACAAGTTCAGTATCAACAGAGATAGCCTGAATCACATCATCATCGCTTGCTAGATTGCTTGCAAGTGCCTTAAATGATGATGGTTTAGGAAATTCTTTACCCTCGTCTTCGAACATGATGGTATAGATTTCAAGAACTTCACGAGCGTTGAAAATAGCTTCGCTTAGATTGTCAGCTTCGCTAAATGCTCCAGGGAAATCAGGGAAAGAAATGCTGTAGCCACCATTTTCCTTATCTGCTTCAAACAATGCTAAATAATTATATTTCATAGTGATCGATTAAGCCAATGATCAGAGTAACCCCTTTAGGGGTACAGGGAGGAGTGCCCTCACTCCCCATACAAGACTTTGAGAATGTTGCTTAGTGTGCCTGGTCTGTAATCCTTTTCTTTTGGTTTAGGTATCGTCACTGTCCGTCCGTCTGGATGTTTCCAAACCTCGTGAGACCCTTTGCCAAAGTTTGTTTTACTGAAACCTTGCTTCTTAGCAATCTTCTTAAGCTCTCGCTCTGTCATTGGCTTATCTCCTTTCCTTATCTTTAATTATATTATACACTTGTTTTTAACACTTGTCAACAAAAACACTTGTTTTTAACAAATATTTTTTAAAAAAACATTCCATCACAACAGACATTTTCAAAAATGTCCATCATAATAGAAAATAGCCCCCAGCATTGCTGAGGGCTTTGTTTGTCTATTAGACTGGTTTCTTTTTCAGCTTGTAAGTTTCACCATTGATGATGACTTCGATACCTTCGGCATTGATTTCAATCTCATCAGACTGACTGACATCTGTAACGGTCTGTTGGTCGTACTTAGCAAGCGACCCGTTTTCCGACTCAATAGCTTTCAGACGACTTGACGCTCCGACAATATAGCTGTCAAATCCGCTAGCGGCATAATCATAGACTGCATCACCAATCCTAAACATCCCCTTGACAGCTTCTGAGAATGTCTTAGCTCCTGATACCTTGTAAGAACCACCAGCACGCAACAGATAGAACCAATCTGTCAAGAAGTCCTCAATCGTTGCGTAGTGCATATAGTGACCGCCCTCATTGGATGGACGGGCAAGACCTCTAGTTACTGTTACACCGCTTGGACGTTGAATGGTGTCCGCATCCGAGGTCATGGTCATACCGCCCCAGTTATTATCTGCCTTACCTACCGATGAGGTGCCCCAAAGCCCCTCAAAGTGTAGGACAGTGATGGCATAAGATGGCAGGATGTCATGCTCCTTACATTTTCGCAAAATGATATCCAGAACAGACTTCTTGAGAATTGCCCCGTTAAAGGACAAGTCACCGTCTTCTTTGGTTTGGACCGCCTGTGGCATATTTGGGATAGTTTCAGACGGTCTGGAATCGCCTTTGAGTATTTCGTTAACCTTTGCCTGAACCGCACCATAGCGAGGTCCTAGCGAGTGCTTACGCTCTTCTCCAAATCCGTGCAGACCAGCGATGACTTCTTGAGCTAGTTCCTCATCTGTCTCTTGATTGGATGTGGTAGTTTCGGATTGGTCTTTCAAGCGATAAACATAGTAATATGGACGTCCATCATAAGCCCACGTTGTATCATGTTCGTTTACGCTAATACCGTTATGAGCATAATTGCAATGAATGATGTTATCACCATCAACAAAAATACCCGTATGTCCACCAGCTCCGGCTGACTCCCCACGTCTACCCCAGATGAAGACGTCACCACGTTTTGCATCCCAAGCTGTATTTTCTGCAACCAACTCAAATCCGTTATTCATTAGCCAGTCATGCTCGTATTCAGTATTGACTGCCCAACCAGCAGAAATAGCCCCGCCAGCCGTGAGAGCGTAATAGACTGCGCTAGAACAATCATAGCTATCCGGACCGTTACGATGGTCCATGGAATAGCTAACTTTTCCAGCTCGTGATGACATCCAACGGATGGATGTTTCAATATTTAATGCCATGTCCTACTCCTTCCACGAATCATTCATCTGTTTAACTGCTGACTCGATAAATGTCTCAAGCTGCCCTTCTGTCATATTGATATTGTATTTTGCCAATTCGCTAGTAACACGACGCTTGGCCATATCTAACTTATCAATATGACGAGGATTGGCGTCCGTTTTGGTAATCTGTTCAACCGCATTAACAGCGTTTTTGGCCAAAATTTCTGTAATTTCAACTGCTCGCTTACCACCTTTGGTTAGTAGGTACTTCTTAACCTCACGGACAACGATACCTGCCACAACTGTTAAAATGCCCAGTGCTGAGCTGGCGATAATTTCTGTAATTTGGTTCATGATTATTTTCCTTTCTCAATTTCATCCATACGGTCATTCATGCGGACTAACTCTTTTTGAACATCTCCCACAGTATGGGAAATAGCTCTCAATTCAACGGTAGTCTGGTCTAAATGATTCATCAGACGGTCTTCACGTTGGTTGGAGTCGCGCTTAGATTGCTCGTGAAATTCCATTAGCTTTTTCTCTCTTTTGTCTGACGTTCGAACTAGATACCCTACGACTATGCCAAACAAAAGAATAAAGAGAATAGCCCAGACGAACTGTGACTGGGCTATTCTTTCTGCCTGTTCAATTGGCATAGACTATTCTCCTTTCGGTACGTAGTTAACAACTTTCTCATCAGCCAATTCCGGATGTCCCATCAGCTCCAATTGTGCCTTAACTCGTTTCTTAAAGATGCGCGGTACATCTTTAAAAGAAAAATCAAAATGCTCATCTACTATATTCATTGCCATTAACATTACCATCATTTTATTGCTCCGTTTCTGTATTTTTGTTATCGGTAGAATTGTCGCTACCGTCGACATTAACATCATCTTTAAGACTTTCATCTTCCGTGACCTCTTCTGCTTTCGAGTAAAGTTCAGTTAATATTTCCATAACTGAGCCATTCAGGATTTGGAACTTCGCTTCGATTGCTTTGAAGCGCGTCTCCCGTTCTGCTTCGGCGGTCTCTTGACGACTTTTGATGGCTTCAAATTCTTGATTGGCTTCCGCCATGAAATCTTTTGCTTTCTTAGCGACTTGGTCCAACTCTTCTATCTTCTGAACACTTTCAGCCATGGCACGGTCGGCATATTCCCCTTTAAAGTGGGCATCTCTGGCTAATTCAACCAATTCCGCATCCGTCTTAGCCATTTGATTCCCGAGAACGCGCTCAGTATAGGTCGCATAGCTGCCAGTCGTTGACGCAATTGTGATTTCTGTGTGGCTAATCTCACCATCCGTATAGACGGGATATTTCCCTACAACACTCCAACTTCTCATGGCGCTACCTCCTCAGGTTTGGTAGCCTCATCTAATTGCTGGGTCAGCTCATCAATGGTTTTTCGAGCCTCTGTAAGTTGGACGGCTAGTAGATTCTTAGACGACAGCTCGTCTGCCAGCTTGGCTGTTAATTCCTGAATTGTTAAGCTCAAAGCCTGATTGATATGTTCTTGGTTCATATTATTTCCCCCCTATACTTTACTTGGTAATGTGTAGCTGTAACTATTTTCGGTTGTTTTGTTAGCATGGATCAGCGCTAGATTGTCAATAATGAGATTGAGAGTTTCTTTCAAACTTGAATAGGTTGTAGGACCTCCCCACAACCAAACATCCCCAATTTTCACTCTTGAAGATACTCTGTGATTAACATTGTGCGCATCAATTTCGAGTTTGTTCGGCAAAGTAACTACATCCCAACCATCGGATGAATCATAAGCAGAGCTAGCTAGACGGATTTTGTCTCCAACCAAATCAAGAGCATCGATGTTTGATCCATTCCAAATGCGCATGCCAACAAAACCTCCATCGTTAGAACTTTCAGTTCCGTTTCGATTAGAACCTATGACAGTTACCCCTGCGTGCCCTTTGCCGTCTATAAGTCCGGTCGCAAACTTAATGAACTGAGTGGGGTATCCGCTTAAAATTCGTTTCAAAGCCGCTTGGTCAGTGTAGTAGAGGATTTGACCTGCGTTAAGGTTAAATTCTGCGGCACCGTTTGTCGCTCTGAGAAGGCCGCCTGTTATCTGACTTGCGGACACTTTAACGGATTGTACGCTAGTGATGAACGCATTTTGGGCAAATAATTGTTTGAGATAGGCTTCGTTCGCTGCGAACTTGTTGATTAGAGCTTGGTCCACAACCATCTTGTCACCCGTTATAGAATTAGCGCCGATGACATTAGCGTTTAGCTTTCCAAAGGTTCCGTCTGCTACGAATAGCCGGTTAAATTTCCCGTCAATCGCTTGGATTTCGTCAACTAACGTTTTCCCTTTCAGTCGAATTTTAGATGCTTCAAGCAGGAATTGAGTGGGGGACAGATTGGCTTGCGCCAATATATCGCCAGCGCTACTGATGTGTTGCACCGCCCAGGAACCTGCCAAGGCACTGACTTGCGTTTCGGCAGCTAACTGCATGGCGGAGGTATTGTCCATAAAGCTGGTTGGCGGTACTTCTCCTCGTACGATTGAGATTTGACCAATTGCAACCGAGCCGTTCTTTCTCAGCCAAACGTGCAGGCCGAAATCATCTGTGGTAGTTACTGTTCGGCTCACTGTGAATGTCCCTGTGTAGATTTGATTATTGCCTGTTTTTGTGAGTTGTATAGAAAACCCAGCGATACTTGATCCACTTTTTATTTCAACTCCAAAAACGTCATCGGGCACCGTATCAACCCAAAGATTGATACGGTAGCTTAATTTCTCCCCTTTGATAAACTTTTGACTGTGGAGCGGCATTTGAAACCCTCCCCAAACATGGGTTGTCACGCCTGTTCGAGTGATACGAATCATCTTGTATTCATCCGTACCAATCATAGCTAACTGTGCGCCGCCGGGTCTTGCTCGGTATTTTGAGTAATTAGTGGGGTCGTATACCAGGTTTTGGCCATCTATCAGATTGGATACACGAGTCACCAAGCCTTTAGCGGTCTGAATGGTCTCGGATATGGCTGTACCATCACCGATAGTGCGCTGATAGAGATTAACAGCTTCTTGCACCTTCTGGAAAGCTACCTGATCTGCTTTTTCTGTTTGCAAAATCGCAAAGCGACCGTCCACAGTTTGTTTAAACTCTGCGATTTTACTATCAGTATCTTCTGGAGCAGGGCCTGCATCTATACCCCCCTCTCCTTTAGTCAACTCAACTTTCCTGAAAGAGAGAGAACCTATCTCGCTGTAGCCTAAAATGATTTGACGATGCCCGAAATCTGAGTTAGGCTTAAAGACACCCGAAATTGAGTACCGAACCCATTCATTAGAAGCAGTTAATGTTTCTCTAGCTCCCCCTATGTGGGTTACGACATGTTCGTAATCCGCGAGACCATTATCCCGAACTTCTAGCCAAAAATTAGGATTCCCGGAATTACATTTTGCTTCAACGGATAGCGTATAGAGTTCGCCCGCCTTTAATTCTAGTAGCGCAGTTGAATCTTTTTTTCCTCCCAGACGAGCGCCGCTTTCTGAGTGTATTTGAAGCTGCTTCCAGACTTTAGTAGTTCCGGAGACAGTGTAGATTCCGTTACTGAAATTAACATTTTTAGAAGAGGAATCACCTTGGGAATATTCCCATAGTCCGCGGCTAAAGTCATAATCTTCTGCGTAGTTCCTTACCCCTTTTCGTAAACTTTCAAATCGATGTGTGATACCACGAACATCTTCCTCATATTTCGATTTGGATACATAACCATTAGCCACTGCTGTGCGTTCTGCCGCAATCTGCCGGGCTGTCTCCTCTCGCATAGCTGTGAAGTACTGATTAACTCGTTTCCCCTCATCGCTTTGATAAGTTTCCAGAGATTCCAGACGTGTTCGTAGACTATTCGCTGTTTGCTCGACAGCAGTCTTGTACTGTTCGGTCTTGCCATTAAGAACACGCAATTGGCGTGTTAATTCAGCGGAATTCTCTTCGGCAGTGCGCTTATAGGCAGCGACTTGCGATTGAAGGTCCATGTCGGGTAGATGGTAGTCTGTCGGAATTGTGCCTTTTTCGAATTGAACTTTTAGATTGGGGGCTTCTCCAAATACGTCATCACTAAAGCTAAATTGGATATATTTAGCGTTCGGCAGAATAGAGATATCACGTTTAAAGTACAGCGACGTTTTGCTAGGGTAGATAGTAAGATAGCTATTTTCGATAACTCGACCTTCGCTATCCAGCTGAATAGCACCAATCCAACTAAAATCGTTAATTGACTTTGACCATGTCTGCAAGATATATGTTGCGCTGCTATCGACAGCGAGGGGCTCTCCGTGAGCGTAGCGCGCACTGGCTATACTCTCGCCTTTGGTAAACTTGTAAAAACCTTTGGTAGCGCCGGACAAGCTAAATAGATTGGTAGCACCAATTTGTAAATTTCCGAATCTTTCAGTAATTCCAGCTAAGTTAGATTCAATTGAGCTGGTTCTGCCGCTCATCTCTGACCGTAGCAAGCCAATTGATTCTTCCGCTTGGCTTGCTTTGGCCGCAGCTGTATTGACTAGTTCTGTCAAATCACTTTTACTTTGGTCTAGTTCAGATTTTGCTTCTTCAATCAATTTCTTGGCAGTAGATGATTGTTCCAAAATCTCAGCTATCTGCGCATCCTGAACCATCTTCTGGGCTTGGTACTGTCTGTCGGATTCGGCCATCTGGCCAACTATCTCTTCTTTGATTGCATCTGCATAGACCTCGGCATCTGCTTTGGACTGTTCAATACCGTCATAGATTTTCTCAGCACGTTTATCAAACTCTGCATCAAAAGCAGCATTAGCATTTTTCACAGCCCTTTTAACAGCAACGTCCTGAGCTGTGGCACTTGCTCCAAGTATGGCATCGGCAGCATTGGACAGACCACTGGATACCCCAGAGCCCCCAACCCCTGGCTTATCGTCAAAAGTGATGGAGATATACTCTTCTGTCAGAGCGTTGAACTCATAGGCAATGGCCTTCTTATAGAGGTCAGCACTGTGCTTTCTGCTCTTGAGGTTAACCGTGTCGCCCAGATGGACAACTTGACCGTCAAGCTCATAGGCCTCAATCTCAATGGCATCAGAGACCTTGTCAATGCCCTCATTGGTAAACTTAGCCTCAGCCCACTTTCTCAAGTCTTCAACGGTTTCAACGTTGTTGTTCTCATACTCTTTCTCGTTGATATAGGGATAAGAGTTAATAAGTGGACTATCAACAGTCACTCTGAGCGTCACTTCGTCTTCAGCACCATCTGGCTTAAAAGTTGACCGTGCATGAATCCTTGTGACAACACCCTGAGAGTTCTTGGTACGCTGATAGGACTTGAGGTTCTTGTGTGTCGTGATGACAACCCCACGATCAGCCCCACGGCTACGCTTGATAGAAAGAGCAAAGTTATCACGGACAAGCTCACCCTCCCACGTTCCAACGATACTGTGTTTACCGTCCATAAGGACAGAGTAGAGCGTTTCCGTTTCAGTCGTGTTATAGGTCCGACTGTCCATGATGTCACTAGTAAAGGAGAAATCACCTAGACCAGTCTTAGCATTCTGAACCATCTGAGACAGTGCCATAGCACAGCCTTGACCCACCACAGAAACAGGAGTGATAGACCGCTTCATGATGTCATCAGAGACATGATAGGCAGTGATGTCCAGACTATCATCATTCTCAATAGGCTTCTTGATTCTAAACAGCTGAGCGCCCAACACAGGCACAGGCGACTTAATCAGCATATCCTCTTTGATAAGCTGATAGATACCTGAATCCGTGATAGGATAGCGAACAGTCAGGTAGAAATCACCGTTGTTTTCTTCTTTGACAATGGCAGAGCTGGCTTCATGTAGTGGAATGCCATTCCATTTGACCGTTCTTACATTTGCATCAAGTAAAAAGAGCAACTATGCCCACCCCCAAACTGTTTCAAATTTCAAGGACGTTATGCCAGCACCTAAAACAACACCGACATTCTGCCCCTTGGCAGTATCAACTGTGATAAAATCACCATCCCACTTAATGAGCTTGCCACTAGCCGTCTTAAAGCTAGGATTGTCAGGATCATTAGTCATCACAAGCGATTCTGAGAGCTTTTCAAGTTTAATCACTTGATTACCTACCGTAAACGATGTCTCAGAAGCGCTCTGACCAACCACTGTAATCTTCGGAAAAGCAAGAGCTGACCCTTGCACCCTCAAAACCCCATTCCCAGTTAATGTCTGGGTGTCAGTACCTTTGAAAAACTTGGTAGGGTGGCAGATGAAGGTAACATCAACCACCCAAGCACCAAATCCATCTTTTCCAATCTCAAAGCTATCAACCTTATAACACCAAAGCCTAATAGTTGGTTCCTGTTCATTTTCCAACCAGAACTTTTCACGGTTCAAAAGAGCAGAAAAGCGATAAATTTCTTCATCGCTTGGCTCAATTAAAGTGATATGATAAGGCTTCTCAATTAGTCCACGGTGTCGGTTCGATTGCACAACTGCACCACTAATACCGTCATGCTCTAATAGAGCTGTCTTGGAGCTGGAGACAATGACATTTGGTCTAGTTTCAACCAATACATCACACTTAAACGATGATGTTTTCACACCGTCAATAGTAAGTTCATTGATTTTTGTCATGCCATTCCTCCTCTCAAATTAGTTTTACGTTGCAATTCTTCAGCAATACGATTTCCAACCACGTTAGCCAGTCTGTTTAGATCAGCTTCTTCCCTGATAGTGATATCAGAGAAGTTGACGTTGATATTGTTCGATGTGTTCATCGTGTTTGCAATACTTTGACCAATTGCCCCCAGGGTTGACTTATTCAATGGCAAGATGGCTTCAGCGCCAGCCTCACCGCCAACCATGGCACGGTTTCCATTCATGCCAAATAGAGTTGGTTTGGTCATGATACCGCCCTTGGCATACCAGTCAATGCCGATACTTGGCAAGCCACCTTTTAGCCAATCCAGAGGGTTAGCAGAACCACTCACACGGAAGTGAGGTAGTGGAATATGAGGCCATTTAATCTGGAAGTTAAACAGATTCTTGATGGCATTGACCCCGTTGGACACTGCATTTTTCGCCCCGTCTATCGCATTGGAAATAGTGGATTTTATGGAATTCCAAATATTACTTGCTGTTGAAAGTATCCCATTAAAAATTCCTGAAATCGTGCTACTCAAATTATTAAACAAATTTGACCCAGTTGAGACCAGTCCAGACCACAAATTGGAAAGAGTGGAAGTGAAACTTGACCACAGAGACTGAGCACCTGAAATCAAACTTGAGAAAATATTGGACAAGGCACTAGTAAAGCTAGACCACAAAGACTGTCCAGTTGAGACTACTGAAGACCAAAGGCCAGAAAGCCAGGCAGTGAAATTTGACCACGCTGTGGTGGCAGTCGTGACTATGTTAGTCCACAATTCAGAAAGCCAGGCAGCACAAGAATCCCACGTTGACTGAAGCCATTCAGATATGGCTCCCCAGTTCATGATGGCCTGAATGATAAGTGTGATAGCGGCAATAGCTCCTACTATTGCCGCCACTACAATTCCGACAGGCGCACCTATTGCCCCTATGGCAATGACCAGCGGTGCAATTGCACCAAGCAACATCATTACAGCAGTTGTAACTAGGCCAAGAATCACGATAGTCTGTTGATCAGTTTCATTTAGGCTAGTAAACCAATTAACAGCAGATTCAAGCATACCCATCAAAGGTTCTAAAGCTGGTATGACAGTCTCAAGCAATTTACCGCCAAGTTCTGCCATTCCCTCTTTTGCTTGGTTAGAATACTGAGTCAATTTGTCTATTGGGTCAACTGTTTCATCAAATGTGGTGGAGACAGTACCAGAGGAACTTTTAGCTGCTTCAGCTAAGTCATCAAAGCTAAAAGCACCACGCTGAATGGCATCGACCATTCTAGGAGCAGCCTTACTACCAAATATTTCTGAGGCAATACTTAAAGCCTCTGTCTCACTGGTAGAATTTTGAATAGCACTAACAGTCTCATTCAATCCATCTGTCAAAGTCTTACCGTCTTTAGCATAGTTAACAGCTGCCTTCGATAGAGAGGATAGAGCAGCAGATGAATCCACACCGCTTTTCTCAAACTTACCAATCAGTGCAGCACCTTCTTCAAAAGAAAGCCCCAAACCTTTAATCTGAGGAGCACCGTCGATAGCTTTTTGAACAATCGTATCAACTGATTGTCCTGTGTCTTGAGCGGCTTTGGTCACATTGTCTAAGACCATTCCCAAGTCTTCAGCTGTCAAACCATAAGCTTCAATAGCTTGTTTAGCAGAAATAGCAGAACTTGAAATATCTGTTTCGTTAATCTTGGCATACTTGATGAGTAATTCAGACGCTGATTTCAGTTTTTCCCCAGTAAAACCGAACTGAGTATTCAATTCCCCAACAGCATCACCAGCATTCTTAAAGCTGGTAGGCATACCAGTAGCAATATCTTTAGCAATTTCCTGAAGCTCTTCTAGGGCATCACCAGTCAGCCCCGTTTTGGTTGTGACGGTGTCCATCGCTTCATCTATCTCAGACCAAGCATCTACTGTCATTTTCCCAGCAGCAAGCATTTTCTGGCCAATCTGACCAGCCTTATCTGCAACATCCATCATGACATCAGCTCTTAAATAGCTGGTTGCCTCTTTGATGTCTCCAGTTGCAGAACGGCTTGACTCACCAAGATTGTCCATTGCACGGTCAATCTTTAGAACTTCAACTTCAGCTTGACCGATTTCATTTTGAAGTTGACGCCATTCTTCTGTACCTATTTTCTCATCGCCAAGGGCAGCTTGTTTTTTCTTTAATTCTTGGACTTTATCCCCAGCCAATTCCGACTGTTTGCCAAGTAGTTTCATTTTTTGCTCTGCTAGTTCGACATTGTCAGGGTCTAGCTCAAGCTTTTGATTGACAATATCAAGCTCTTTAGCAACATTATCAAGTTCTTTGTTAAGATTCAGAATAGACTTTGGGTCTCCTACATCTTCAATGTGTTTCTTTGTTGACTCCATTGCCTTATCAACAATCTTCATCTGTGATTCAACCTTAGCAATTTCAAGTTGAAGCTTATTCCACTGTGCTGACCCAACTTCAGATTCTCCCAGTGCCTTCTGTTGCTTTTTGAGTTCAGCAATTTTCATAGCACCAACACGAGTCTGTTCTTGCAAGTTAACCAACTTACGATTCAACAAGTCAACATTGTCTGGATCCATCTTCAATTGTCTGTTGATGTTATTGAAATCTTTTTTCAAACTAGATAGGGCATTATTGATACCTTTTACAGACCTATCAAATTCAACAGTATTAGCACCAAATTTGACGTATAAGCCTTCAAACGTTTCAGACATAAATTTCCTCCTTTCTTTTTAATCTGACATTACGCTAAGTAAATCAGCGTTTGACAAGGTTTTCTTTTCTTCATGATTGATGCTCATTTGGTGAAGAGTTCCCATCAAATAGTTAAAGTGTTGGGATTCTGCCCAAAAAACATCCATCCGATTTTCAAAGACAACCTTATAAATTTTTTCAGAAGTTACTACTTCTGAAGAGGCTTTTTTTTATCTTGTGGCACCTTTGCCCTGCTTCGGTTAAATTCATAGAAGAGGTCTGAGAAGAATCCAATATCAATCAAATCACCAAACCAAGGAGCCAATGAGGCTGTTTCAGCAGTCAACTCATTCTGTACCAGGCGACCATTTTCAACCTCACCGTAGAGGCAAGGGATAACTTCAGTTAAGAAGTTCATGAAATCTGACTCCATAAGTAAAGGCATTAGTTTGATTTTTTCTTCATCAGTTAAGTCAGATAGGCTACCAGTTACACCGGTTGCGAGGGCAAGCCGTGTGTAAGCCGTGAGTGCTTTTTGGTTGTCATCAAAGAAGTTGCGACCTGTTCGCTGTTCATACATCTTGATAGCTGGTAAAGAGTAAAGAAAGCGCACTGTTTCAGTGTGCTCCCTTTCTTCACCATAACTATCAAACGCTGTGAATGATAGTTCTTTTTTTATCATTAAACGCCTCCGCTAGTAGTTGTGGTAGGTGTAGTGGTTGTTCCAAGCGCTTCATTGATGAAATCAATCAGCTTGCCTGGTGACTTGTCAGCAAACAACTTGTCAAACTTCCCACGGACAGTTCCTTTGCTGTCATCACGCCATACAATTTCTGATACAGGTTTCTTTTCAGAATCCACAATGAAGTTATTTGGAGAGGCAGTACAAGGGATTTCAATTTCTTTTGGTGTTGCTGATGTTTCATCAGTTGATGTGCTGCCTTTAGGTGCAGATGCCTTAACGTTCGTCCAAATGTGGAACTCTTCAATCTCAGCTCCAAACTCATCTGTAACAGTTTCAGCATAACCCCAAATGAAGTTAGTATTGACACCAGTATCAATCAAAGCTGGTGGTGTAGAGTTAGTAAGTTTTTTACCTAAGTGATCAATCATAAACTGTTTAGGAATCTGATAGGTTGTAATAGACCCTTCTGTGGATTTTTTACCTTGCAAACGGACATGTTCCACATTGTCTGCATAGTAGGCATTTGATTCCTGAGAAGTTTCAAAAGATGTGCTTCGTAGCCCAGTAAAGGGATAAGGTTTCTGCAAGTCCAAGGCACCAGCATCAGTTTTAGCAATTTTGGCATAAAAACCATTCGCATTACCGTGAGTGACTTCCCTTGTATCGTATTGATAAGTCATGTAAGACTCCTTTCTTATTTGGGTGTGATTTTAATGGATTTCATATCATTAAGGAATTTCTCCTTATTCTTGAGGTAGGCTGGTCTGATATGCTCTCTAGGGGCAACAAAGCCACCGTTTTTAGTGGCACGACCATTCTCTAATAAGTGGGATAGAGATTTTTCTTTGCCATTGTTATGAACAATAGCGGCGTCATCTATGATATCGTGTGTCCAACCCTTTTCGTAAACACCGTTTCGTCTAGGGCTTCCAGTTCTAATGTCATTTTCTGTACTTTGAGCAGCCTTCTTAATGTTCTCTAAAACTTGATTCTTGATATCGACCTTTAGCGGTGTCATCTTCACGCTACCACTGCCCATTTGTAAACACCTCAAGTCTATAAGTTGTCAGTAGATAGTCAGTGTCAGGTTGTTTTAGATTCAACTGATTTGGCTCACACATAAAATTAGACAGCATCAAATCTTCAATGCTGTCTAGTTTCTTCTTGTGGTAGTGACTAACTTGAACAGTCACTTTTCTCATGTGTACTCTATCATCAGCAGTAATGCTACTGCCTGGTGTTAACCGATAATACAAAATGACATTATCAGGAGAAGATTTCTCCTCACGCTCCATGTAGAAAACCTTAGCCTTCAAATGGTTTGCTTCAAGGATAGCTTGAATATCTTGTCTAGTGAAAAATTTCTTGGCCATTATTTCAGTTCTCCAAGTTCGATGATAGTGTAATGACCATCATCTGATTCTGTCCCAATGTTAACCTTATACTCTTTGCCATTGTATTTGACATAGTCCAGAGTATCAGTCACATAATTGGAACGAACACTAAACCTAGCAGTCAGAACTTGACCGTCTGCCATAGCTTTATCAAGCCTTCGCTGATAGATTTTCTCTTTCTCAGCTTTGACTTTCTTTTCTACGGTCTTTTTCTCCCAGACACCTTTTTCAACCTCAACACGCTCATCATAGCAAAGAATGATAGCCACTCTTGAAGATTTCATGTCTTCCCTTCATAGATTGCCTTGAGTTGATACAAAAGATTTGTCATCTCTCCGTCAATCCATTCCATAGTAGCAGCACTGCCAGTCATCAAAGATTTGTCAAAACGTTGAACACATCTCAGATGTAACCAGTCAAGCACTGTCTCCCTATCTTCTTCCTTAATGTCTGTCCATCCCTCTAACTCCGTTTCTTTATCGATACGGATAACCGGAATAGCATTTCTTTGTAAATATGAAATCCCACTGTTGATATATCGTAAAAGTTGGACGTCAAAGATATCCTCTTCAACGTCAACCTCTACCATTTCTTTGATTGTGTTAAGGATTGTCATTTAGACTCCCCTTTCTATCTTTAACCTGCTGGGTTTGTAAACTTAACCGCTGATTTGTACTGAGCCAAACGACCACCCATAACACTAGCAAGCTCAATGTGACGGCGGTTGACTGTTACATCATAATCATCAAAGCGGTCAACGGCAGCCTCATCACCAATCATCTTATAAGCTTGGTCAGCAAATGCAATGATTGGGTTAGTTGCACCGTCCATCCAATCGTAGATGTAAACTTGGAAACCAGCAATAACATTTCCATTGGTTGCAATTGGAGCAAATGGCTGAGGATCGATGTAGCGACCTTCTGCATCTTTGACCAATTTCAATTTACGAGCAATGGCTTTTGAAGTGACAAGGATTGGAGTAGTATTCGGAACCATCTTATCAATACCAGCAACCAGCGTTTCAAGAACAGCATTGTCAAAGACACCAGCAACGTTGATTTCTTGTGTCTCAAAGAGGTTCACTTCAGTTTCTTCAGCAATTGATTTGATTTCAGTGATTTTGTCTTCAGCACTGTTAGATTTTCCATCACCAATAACAACAGCACGTTCAATAGTTCGGATGAAGCCTTGAGCAAGTTCTTTCATCACATAGTTGAAGTAAGCGCCTGTTGTATCTTTCTTCAAGTCAGCATATTCAAACGCATATTTGATATAGACTGTTGCAGAGTTGATAGTGAAATCCAAGAATGTGAAGTCTTCATCTTTCTTAGTCTTACCAGCTTTGTGTCCTTTAGCTTGAGATACTTGAGTTTGAAGAGCAACACGCACCGCATAACGTGGATCTTTTGAAACGTGGTTCAATATTCCATTATAGTTAGTAAAGGCATCTTGAATAGCGATAAGAACAGGTTCTGGAAGAATCTTAGTGAGGTTAGTCACTCCTTTTTCAACAAGGTTAGCTTCCCACGCTTTACGGGCGCTGTTGGCACTACCTTCGTTGTCCATCAGAATACGGACAAAGTCAAGAGCAGCGGCTTTGGTTTTCAAATAATCCATAGGTGTATTACCTTTCTGTTTTTCTTTAATGATTTTAGCAGCTTTGCTGAGTTCTTCTTCAGTTTCTTCAATGTCAGAATCCAGCCCAGCAATTGTTTCTTTAATAGCTGTTGCTTGAGAAACTAAACTTTCTGCATCAGTTTTCAACTGTTCCAAGTCATCGTCTTCAATGGTTGAAGATTTCATCTTGGCTTCAATAGTGGCTTTTTTAAGCTTTACCTCAGCTAGTTCATCAGTTGCTTTTTGACGAGCTTCCAAAAGCTCAACGAGTGATTTTTTCATCATGTCTCCTTTAAATTTTTGCAAGTTTACTCATGATTTCTTGCCTCATGTTCGCCTGAGCGATTCGCTTATCAACCGCTGACATATCAAATTCCTTAATATTATCAACAGTTGCTTGAGGGTTAGCTGGAACGGTCACAACAGAAATTTCAAAGATTTCAACTTCCTTGAAAATCAATCCGCCGTAAGGCTGCTTAGCGTCAATAGGCTCATAATCTTTGATAAAGAACCCAATACTCAGGCTATCCAATGCCCCCATTTTCATGAGGTCATAAGTTTTCTTAGCCTCTGGATCACTAAGGTTAAATGTTGAACGTGTTCGCAAGCCTTTTTCATCCACAGACAATTCATGCTTACCAATAACACGGTTACGGTCATGATTAAGACACATAGGGACAACAGCCTTAGATTTCAGAGTGTTATCAAAACACCCCTTAGCCATCACATCGCCTTCTCTGTCTGTATTGTCATATGTTGAAGCGTAAGCCTCAAAATGAAAGTCAGCTGATTCATCCTCAACTGACTTCACGACAAAGGTTTTTAGTTTTTCCATTGCTTACCTCCTTTCGTGAAAGATATGCCAACCGCCCACCCTTTAGATTCCTACTCAGATTCTTCTGCACCAATACGCACAGCATTCAGGTTGGTTTCAAATACTTCACCGCCCTCATAGCCAGGTAAACCAAGATAGGTTTCGCGGAACTCATTTGAGTTCATCAATCCAGCATATTTGGACTTAAAGCCACCTTCAACCAAATCCTTAAATGAAATCATGTCAGCCATATCAAAGAAGACCAGTAACTTATTCCCCTGAGTCCGCGCTGTCTTCGTGAAGTATTTTCTGTTGATTTCTTCAGAATAGACACGCTGATACAACTTCATGACACTAGAATAGTAGGCTCTATATTGTTCCTCAGTGTAGTCACAGGTAAATAATTTCTCATTGATACCATGAGCATTATAAAGCTGTGATTTCAAGAACTCTAATTCTTCCTTGGAAGCAGTAGAATAGTCTTTGCTAAGTTCCTGAAACTCTTCGCCTTGCTCAAGATAAGCAATGCCACCGTTCTTGGCCAAGTCCAGCATACTATCAACACGGTCTCTGGCTTGTTTCTTCAAATGTCCATCAGCAGCCTTAGTTGGTAGTTTCAAGAAACCTCTCAAACTAGAATTGCCATCGCTGAGCTTTTCTGTCAAAGCATTCAAATTAATGTCAATAAGCTCAGTAATCTGATTGAGTTGAGCCGTGACATTTAACTTTGGATTTTCAAATACCCACACATCAGTAAGAGGAAGCTCAACAGCAACATCATCAAGCATAAGCTCCACGCTCTCGGCAGTCCAAGTCACTGTCTTCTTAGCAAGCCATATTTCAACCAGTCGGCCATTCTCCCAACGTGGCACAACAACCGCCACACCGTCTCGCAACATAGCTCTAGTTACATTTGACCAAAAGACAACAGGCACTTCTAGTGGATTTGGTGAAACTGTTAGCACCTCAGCCAAATCGCTATGCTCATACCAAACCATCGAATCGACACCGCCTGGGTTACGAGTAATCTTGACATGCTTAAACCTTAACTGAGCTGTGTCAGTGGAAATCTTATTGTAGATGTTATCCAAATAGATGGAGTTCCTACGCCAGTAGGAGATACTTCTTTGAAGATAGGTTCTTGTAGATTTCCGATTGTTTGGACGGAAAATCCTAGCAAAAACCTCCTTCAAATTTTTCAAATAGTTGTTCATTCTTCACCTCAATCAAAGTAGTAGCTCAAGTCTTCCTTGAAATTTTCATAACAGATAAAGGCATCTAGCTGACTAGCAAAGACGTCAATCTTTTCTTTTGCCTTTTCTTTATTTGGAAATACGTTGTTATTCGCATCTATCTTGACACGTACATTGGCATGGTTCCAAGTTGCCACAGGATCGTCAAAGATGATTTTCCCCATCTTGGCCTTTTCCTTGTAAACCTTTAAAGGATTTGACAGGCTCTTGACCGTCTGTGGTATATCGTGGCAGATATCCCCATAATAGTCATTGAATAAGCGGATAAGCTCCTTAGCGTTCCAACGGTCATAACCAACTGCAACAGGAAGAATCCTATTCTCACTCATGAACTGCCTTAATTCTTCAAAGATATAAGCTTGGTCATTGTAGTCCAACTCATGAACATGAAGCTGACCACTAAGCTCCCACTCAGCGTATTTGTCCCTTAATTCTTTTGGAAGGCCTTCAATCGTATGACGTGGCATGAATTTCTTGTTCAAATACTGACGCTCTTCACCACGCACCACCATGAATGAGACAGAACAGATATCATTGACATCTGACAAGTCCACACCAAGCACACAACGAGCACTCCGCTCATCATTTCCGACAAATAAGCTCTTATCAAACTTATCTGTCCAACCCTTACATTCTTCATTGCTGAAGTAAGCAAGATAGTTGTTGACAGGAAGATTGAAAGTCTTAGCCATCAGCTCAGCTTGTTGTGCTGGATCATTCTTGCTCATCTCAATATCACGAGCGATGGTTTCTTTCTCTGTCGTGATACCAAGTAATGGCATAGCTTTCTGCCACATATCAGGGTCATGAATCTCTGACACATCGTCCAACTGATAAATCCAAGGCATGACAGAATCATTGATAATCTTGTCATCAAGGATATCTACCCAGATGTTGTAATACTTATCAAAGAGCTTGTCACGCTTCGTTCCATTTGTGGAAATGTACCAGGTTATCCAATTCTTACGCTTACGGCTGGAACCATCATTCACAACCTTGATGAAGTCATCATCATAAGTGTGCACCTCATCAAAGATATTGTAGTGAGCATTAGTACCGTCAAGGCTTTCATAGTCAGAAGTCTTGATAGACATAAGACTGTTAGTTGTTTCATACAAGATACCTTGCTTGGTTGAACGTAGGATGTCAGCCTCACGCATATAGTGCAGCAAGCTTTCTTCATTCGACAACATCGCCCTTGAGGCATTGAACAAATAGCCAGCCTGTTCACGACTGTAAGCAAGAAGCTGAATATCAGCACCCCACTCACCGTCAATGATTTGACCAACCTCACCAATAGCAGAACCAAGAGTAGTCTTACCTGTGCCACGAGGCACAATAATAGGCACCTCATGAATGAGACGCCTTTCTTCATAATCTGTGTATTCTTCCAAGGTATCAGGATTGGTCTTAGTAACCTCAACCGTGTGATAAAAGCCCCACGTTGTTTCTAACCAAACCTTTTGTGGTAATGCTAAGCGTAACTTACCAGCAAGGCCTTTAGTATTGCTGCACTCTTCCTCAATGAACTCAATCCGTTTGTCAGCTTCCTCCTGTTTGAAGAGGTATTGCTCTTTGTATCGCTCAACACGTCTAATTGATTTCATTGTGAGCTTACAAATACGAATCTTACCAGTATAGATGAGCTGAGCATACTTATCAAAATATCTCATCTCAACCATAACGTGCTAACTTCTCCTGAATCATTTCTTTGAGCCTATCACCCTGTGGACTTTGCTTTTCAATCGTTGACATGATCTGCATGTTAAGCTTTTGATACTTTTCCATTCCATCAAGTAGGTACTTATCAGGTAGCTCACCGTCATTGATGACCTTATTGATTTCAAGCTGGAAGTTTTCAATCACTTTTTGATTGTGATTGTATTGAGTTTTGAGATTTTTCAACCCAACTGAATCATTATCACTGATTTCAAGCATTTTTTCTTTTGGAATCAGCTTGAAAGTCTTACGAGATAGCTCAACACGTTCCTGCCTTGTGTACTTTTGCCGTTGATTGGCAAGCTTTTCCAACTCTTTGAACTGACTTTTGGTGATATTTGACCTAGTTTCTTCAAATATGCCCAGCTTTTTTCGATACCTGGTAAGGGTAGCACGACTTATTCCTAGCTTTTCTAAAACTTCATTGATTTTCAAAATCATGCTCCTTTCTTGTATCAATTTTCGTCAATTTTGGGGGAGAGGTACACAAGAGGATTGACACCGTTATTATTTTGGCGCTGTCAAAATTCAAAATGGGGGGAGTCCACAAAAATTCAAAAATAAAAAAATCAAAAATAAATTTATATTCCGATTGTCTAAATTTAAATTTATTTTACTTTGAAAAGTTTTTGTGTTGTGACATTCAAGACAAAGTAACTGACAGTTCTCTTCGTTGAGAGTAATAGATCCATCTTGATAATTAGTTTCGTCAATCTCTATGATGTGGTCAACAATACTCTTACCGTGAATCAAACGTCCGCATATGTCACAACGCATACGCTTAGCTTTTCTGATTTTATTTCTCAGAGTTCTCCAAGGTTTCGAGTTGTAGAATTTAATCTGCCAAGCTCTGAACCAGTCAGAGTGTTTAGGGTTTCTATAGCTCACTACAGTGACCCCAATGCAAAACTATTTCTTGCAACCTCTCTTGAAATGTCTCTAATCTTTAAATCTGCTTCACTCACTATTCTTTTGTCATAGTTGATTAACGGATTTAGAATATCATTTACCAAACTTGGCTTTATTACGATTTTATTTACAGTCTCGTTAGGCTTAATATCTAAAGTCACCTCATATCCATTTGCAATATGTTCTAAGTCGTTATTCGTGAGATAGATTTCTAAAGTGCTACCAGCTACAAGACTAATTCCATCAAATGCATTTTCATCTTTCATGGCATCGTCACCCCCAACAAAAAAGAGAACATGCCTAAGCTTGCTCTCTGGATTTTTCTCATGTTACCAATATATCAGATTGTTTTTGTCAATAATACCCATTTTTTTGACAAGATTATTTTTACGACTTCAGAATACATTTCTGCTGTCATTTTGGAATAAAAATTTTTAAAAAACATTAGAAAGTCCATATCTTCATTTCTAACCATTGAGTACATTATTGCAAATAGTATTGGCTTTGCACTCTCGTAGTCAAAATCTCTAATGCTACTAATCACCTTGTCTAAATCTCCAAAAAAATCTCCAAACAAAGAGTTGTATCTGAATATAGTATTCAAAGTATATGAGATTTGAAAGCTACTGCCAGCAATTTCTATTATCACTTCACTTATATCCTTTCTCAAAAATTATGTAAAATATCCATACTGAACTATCTATATCTTATATTTTATCCAATTTTGTTTCATACTAAAAAACTAATAAGGACAAGGCTTTAAACTCACTTCAAAATATAAACTAGAAACTTCCTCGTTATGGATAGTTGAAAAAATCAAAAAAATATTAGAGGCTAAAATTACTCATCTTAGTATCAAGCTCATCTTGTCTTACACAGATATAGATTAGTGTAACTGCTGGACTTGAATGGTTGAATAGTGACATCAAGTCAGCAACGTTCTTGTACTTTTTGTAGTAATGATAGCCAAATGTTTTTCGCATGGTGTGAGTACCGACATTGTCAATACCAAGGTCTTCAGCAGCTCTTTTAAGAAACCAGTAAACCGTCTTATAGCTGAGTGCCTTGTTCTTTCCAACACGACTCTGAAATAGATACTCATGAAGTTCCTTGTCTTTGACAAATTCCCTCAATTCATTTTTGAGTGGCCTTGTCATCTTAATACTTTTATACTTACCAGTCTTTTGTTCCCTAACTTTGATATGCCAGCCCTGGACATCTTTGACCTTTAGCTTGAGAATATCTCCAACACGGAAACCTGTATTGATGCCCAAAAGAAATAGCATGTAATACTTTTCATTCCAAGATGATAGATAGTCCTTCATGGCTTGGATATCGTCTTTGTCTCGCAGAGGTTCAACAATATTCATCGCTTTGCTCCTTTCTCAAAAAAATAAAGCACCAAGGATTTCTCGGTGCTTAGCGACACTATCAATCTATCAGATCGTTCCTGTCAATTCTATATGTTTTTTTGACAAGTTACATGAACAGTAATTTTGCAAGTGTATCAAGGATGACTTCACGTCTTCTGTAAATCTGCTTGCTGTGTCTGTATAGGTAACCAGTCTCACCATTTTCCATGATATGCCAAACTTGAATCCAATCATACCCAGTGTGCTCTCCCCACCTCAGATGGAAGATTTTCTTATCATCAGGTTCAAGTACATCCAGCAGTTTTGAAATTGCTGTTTGAAACTCTTCAAGTTTCAGAATCATTGGATCACTGGCATAAGCAACAGCTAGATTCTCAGATGTATTAGTTGATGTTCCACTGCGACTAGCTCCTGAATCATCGATGCCTGGCATGGTCAGGTTTTTGACTGCATAGATTCTTTCCAATTCATGACGGCGCTGGCCAATAAGTTTATCAATTTTTAGATACTTAGCCTCAAGCTCAAACTCAAGGAAATCACGTCTTGTCTTACTTGCTGTTTTCTTTGTCAAATTGTTCTCCCCATTTTTTCCATTGATCAGCTCTGGTCAATCGACCAATCAGTACAACATTATTGATCATGCAACTCCTCCAACGCTACCCACCGAAACTGTGGGTATTTCTTTGCTTCTTCTTGGGTGCAACGACATGCATAGACTCTAACGAATAATTCCGAATCCGTATCAATAATCCTATGTTTTCCATTCGTTCTGACAAGGATAGAATACTTTGTAAGCCTTGGCTCTGGCACATCGACCAGTAGCACACCTAATTTTTCAGTCATATCACTTCTCCATCAATTCCGGATGTTCGTAGATATTTCCTATCACTATAGTCTCTTCAATTTCTGACCACAGAGGAATAAGCTCTTCACCTGTATCAATCATCCAAGCGCCTTCAAGGAATTTAACCACTCCTCTGTAGTCTTCATAAGAGCCTCCACAGAATCGTGTTGTCTCAACTATATCTCTGTCGAAAATATCCTTGCCATCTTTGTCAAGCGACCCTGTAAATTGCATTATAATGAATTCATCTGAAACATAATCTGCGGAACTCACAAGAGCATTTTTTGTTGAATACCACCAAATAGCAGATAGGGACTCCTCCTCGTTTTCGTCATTTTTCCAATCCAAAGAGCTTACATTGACCATCTTTTGCGCGGTTTTTCGCCACGCTCTAAACTTCGGTACTACCATTCTTCCCTTCTTTCTATTCGTTCAATTAGACAGCAACCACACAATCCTGTCTGGTATATGCAGCTGTAATCTTCGTTCCCTTCGTAGGATACGACACCGCATTCTTCACATTCGAGCTTTTCCATCACTCCACCTCCTTCGGATTTCCATAGATTAGGTATACCGCAATTTCCATCTGCGCCATACCGAGCGCGAAATCGACCCATTCATCAAAGTCTTTTGTTTTAGGGAGCCAATCTTTAGTAGCTCCAAAATCAAAATATTCAGGTTTTTCATCAGCGAAGATGCACTCCATACAGCCCATGAATGACATACCATCTTCTGCCATATCCCAGAAATAGTCAGCTCTCTGCTTAACTGTATCCGGTAGATTATGTATCGGAGGCACAACCTTTCCATTTCTGATATTCCATCCATAGACGCCGTTGACCTTATCCTTTAATTTATCCATATTCTTTCTCCTATTCTTTCGGTGGCTCTGGCAGCGGCATCCAGTATAGACCTTCCGCATCTGAATCCAGAAGACCTGCACCGTCAAAATCGCTGTACCACTCGTCTATCCATACACCTACGCCATCGCTGACCAAGACCCTTTCTTCGCTGTCAGGAACTGGACAATCCCATATTTCGTCACAGTCAAAGTATCCTTTCTCTTCTGCATCTGTTTTCCGCACTCTAAATTTATTCCATGTCATCTGCGACCTCCTCCAATAAACGGTATGCAAGCCATCCATAATATCATTAAAACAATCAAAATTTTATCTGTTTCACTCATCACTCCACCTCCTTTTTTGAACCATGTTTAAGTTTCCACATTTTCCATTGCCTCCAACTCCGCGTAAATCTCTGCCAACTTAGCCTGCCCCTCGGCAGTTTGTTGGCTTGCTAAAACTTTTTCAGCCCATTCTGGCACAGGTTCATCTTTTTCGTTGGCTAACATTCTAGCCTTCAAAGCCTGCATCCGTTGCATGGCTTCTTCTGAGTTGTCTTGCTCAATTTCTTCCAAGGCCCAGTCAGGAATGTTAGTTTTTCTAGGCTGTGAAGTATTCCTATCTTGGAAAGCGTTACTTTTCCTATCGACATAGTTCCGTTGCTCTTCGTCCTGTTGAACAATAGTCCTAATATCGTTCTGAACCCAGTTTTTCAAAATGGCATTGACGTAGCCAAAATTACGCTTAGCATTGTCTGCAGCTCTATCAATAGCTCTCTTGACAAGTGCAGGTTCTAGTTTATCAATATCTAAGTAGTCTTTTAACTTCTCATACTGATAACCATCCAAAGCCCCTATTCTTTGTTGGTAATAGTCGAAAATATTTAATTCAGTAGCAGGTTTGACAACATCTACTTCTGACTTTATCTCTTTCTTTATATCTATCTCTTTTTTTAACTCTATCTCTTTCTCTAACTCTATCTCTTTCTCTAACTCTATCTCTTTCTCTAACTCTGTTGGACAGTTGTTGGACAACTGTTGGACATTGTCCAATCTTAAAGTTTTTCTTTGTTCTCGTTTATACCTTGCCCAATCTGTTTCTTGTTCCATCAGAGCTGGAACTTGCAACATTTCAGCGTTGTTTTCATCATCAACTTGTACCAATCCAACACCTTTAAAATATGCAAGTGTCATCTGGATTTCCTCCTCTTTGATGTCTAGGCGGACAGCGAGTTCCTTTTCCAACGTTGGCAAAGTACCCTCATAGTATATGATGCCATCTGTCGCAAGCGATTCCAGCATGAGTATTTGATAAACAATAATCATGTCCTTTCCACCAGGCATACGGAGAGCTTGTTTAATAGCCAAGTTTTTAAAGAAATTTTGGTCAAGTTTTAACCAAAAAAACACTTTTTTCTTCTTTTTCATGACTTCTCCTCCCACATTTCGGCTACTATGCCCTTATTCCAAAGGTCCTGTTGATAAACTCTGGCTTCTTGCCAAGTATCGAAAGACTTCTTGTAGTGGTACTTCCGACCACGACTCTTTTTATTTATTTTTGCAACAACCCAAACCATAGCTAGACCTCACGATCTGCCAATAGTTCAGCCTGGCACTTGTTGACATTCTCCAAGAAGTCAATCCGTCTGCGTAGCTCATCAATCAGCCTAGCCTGACCAACGCATTCCTGATTTTTCAGTAAGGCTAACTTCTTGTATTCCTTGGCTGTGTGCCTAGCGTTGGCCAATTCACGTTCCAGCTCATGTTTATTTTGAGGGATGTAATCCTCTCCATCCACACTCAAAAAACGCTTCATCATGTCCCAAAATTTCATTCTATCCTCCGTAGTAAGTCCGAATTTGCAAATATCTCAAATTCCGTTCTGGTTGCTTTTCTTCTACAACAGGCTCTTTGACTTCAATCTCAATCTTCATCGACTTACGGATCAGCCAGATTAAGATTGGGCTCAAGATAGAAATAACTGCCAGAGCCTGCTCTGTTGTCAACATCAATTCTTCTGTCATATCGCTGTCCTCTGCCAATTATTGTGGTACCATTCAATCACTGCATCACGAGGGTACTTCTCGCGAGCATTCGGAATTCTTGGGAAATCTTTGTGGCAGTTGAAACGTTCATCAAAAGTACCGGTGTCTTTTGTTCCTAAGAGCATCTCAGAACATTGTGACTTGTTGAGTTCCATAGGAAACCGTCGTTTTTCGTCCATGACAACGTGCATGACCTTTAACGCTCTATCCATTAGCCCAGCTTCAAACTGGTCCAACATTTGATTCATTAGATCATTCATGGTATAATCCTCTTGTATCTTTAGATTTGAGCCTGATTGCCGTCAGGCTTTTTGCATGTCTTCGTTCAAAAACTTGTTGATGAAGTAAGTCTGACCCTTGCCCGTCATCTTGGTCGTCTTGCTGATCCGAATGCTACCATTAGGCTCATTATGTGTACGCTCCTTGACCTCAAACAAGCTCATATCCATAGACCTCTGAGTCGGCATATTGTAGCTCTCACCACGCTTCCGAATGAGAAAACCATTATTGCGCAACCACTCAAACAAGCGATTTTGACCGATATTGTAGCCATTCTGGCGCAAAATCTTGGCAAAGTCCCCAATCAAGATAGATGTAGCACTAGCCTCGACCGCATTAGCAAACAGCACCTTGGGCTTGTCCGCTTCAATCTGTGCTTCCAACTGATGCACCTTCTTGTCGGCCAATAGCAGAGCGCGAGCCATAATCTTCTCTGGACTGTTGAAGTCCTTTTCTATTTGGATAAAGTACTGCCGTACCTGCTTGCCACGGTCTGTCCGTTGGATCATAGCAATTTCCTTAGCCATGTCCAGCTTGATAACGTGGTCAACAGCTTGGCGACCTCCCGTACTTTTTCCCAAATTTGGGAGAAAGTCCTGACCTTCGACAAATCCATACTCGGTCATTCTTTCAAACCAAGTTGTATATCGTGAATTGACCCCCAAGGCCTCATGCAACTGCCGACCAGACACAACAGGCTCTTGATTGTCATTCACACTGACATCGATAATTTCGTTCATAAAATCCCTTTCTAACGTGATAAAATTTGCTATAATAAAAATAAAAACGAGGTGCATTATGGATGAACTTCTACCCACAATTTTGACTTCATTTGCAACAACGATGGCAGTTAAAGGAGCAGAAGCTCCTGCAAATACCTTTAATGAAGCGTGGAAATATGTTTTTGGTCCAATCGACAGTTTTTTGATAAGAAAAAACGAAAAACGTAGAATCGATAACGAAAAATACATTCAATCTCTCACAGAAAAGGTTGAAAAAATCCCACTTGAACAAATACAAGAACCTAAAATCAGTATTCTTGGTCCAGCTTTGGAAGCTTCAAAATTTTACATTGAAGAGAAAGAAATTCGAGAAATGTTCGCATCGTTACTTGCATCCTCTTTTGATTCTTCAAAAAATCCACAGCTTCACCACTCATTTGTCGAGATTATCAAGCAAATGAGTCCACTAGATGCTCAAAATTTAATTAAGATTGCTACTTTTAGACGATTTCCAGTTGCAAGATATTCCATAAAATACGAAAACAATTCTACAAGTCTTTTGAAAAGCCTGGTATTTATTCCAGTGGAAAACCTTGCCGAATCAGCTGATAACTCTATCTTCGATTTTGATAGACACGCTACATCGATTACAAATTTGGAAAGACTTGGACTAATAAAAATCGATTTCGAATCGTGGTTTTCGAGTGAAAGTAGATATTCTTTACTCGAAAACAATCCGCTTGCAGAAGCTTACAAAACTTCATACATTAACGAGAATAACAATGAAACTTTACATATAAACAAGGGAATAATTGACATTTCCCCACTTGGTATGGACTTTTATACAGTCTGTCTATCTAAGTAACTTCTGTACCAATTCTTCAAAGTGTTCTCGCAACCAAATATCCTGCTTGTCGAAGAAATCGGCAAGCCATTTTTTTGTCATATTTACATGAAATGCCATTATGATTAAAGATGTTAGCAACGATGTAATAAAGCTAACCAAGATGCTTATGATAAAAAAATTCATCTTTCTTCTCCTCCAACTTTTGAAACAGAACTATTTCTTATTTTTCCTAATGCCACCACAGTCTCCCACACATCTAGCCCCTCGAGGCTATCAACTATCAGTTGACTGAGCTGGTAGTTTTTCTTTTGCCAGTTCTGGATTAGTTTGCTAGTCATCATCTTCCACCACATTCTGAACTTCCACAACCTCTACATGAGCCTGCTTGACTATCAAATCTTTAGAAGCACAGAAGCGAATCAGGATGCTCACTGCTTCACCAATTTTCAAGTCATGCTCATTAGCAAAATCTACAACATATTCATACGCGTCCGATTCAATACGGACCACTTTTTCAGCTATTTTCATGTTTCTACTCCTCTTCAAAACTTTCCCAACTCTCAGAAATTCTAAGTTTCTTGTTGACTTTCAGTTTTAAGTCATCACTACCATGACCTTCGTTCAAGAGGCGTGTTACCATTGCAGGAGTAACCCCTAGAACAATCGCGAAATCCGTCCGGGACCAGCCGCGGTCATGCAGTCGTTTTTTGACCAAATCGGTCCATTTTTTATGTTGTTGACTCATATTTTTTCCTTTCTAATTTGGTATAATAAAAATAAAATGATTGGAGAAAGATAAATGCTGCAAAATGTATATATTCAATTTAGAGACCTACGAACTAGTATTACAATTGACACACCTTCTGTTTGTCCTCATTGTGGACGGACTATGTCACCACAACACGTTGGAGAAAGTGACAGTTCGGATAAAGGAAGCTATACAGATCGCGGTAGATTCTCAGTAGTTTTCCGTTGTCCTTACGAAGATTGCCTAAAGTATTTTGTAATTGAATATATTCATGATGAGCCAAGTAATGGAACTCCTGTGGAGTATTCCTACCGTCCACCTATCAATGTGAAATTACCAGATAACATCGAGAAAGTTTCTCCTGTTTTTGTTGAAATATACTCCCAAGCAACTGTCGCAGAATCAGAAAAACTAGACCAAATCGCAGGTGTTGGTTATCGTAAAGCGGCTGAATTTTTGATTAAAGACTATGTCATTTCAAAAAATCCAGATGATGATGAGACAATCAAAAAAATTATGCTAGGAAAAGTAATCAGCGATTATCTTTCAGATTTTCCAAAATTACAAGCCTTAGCAAAATCTGTCGCATGGATTGGCAACGATGAGACGCATTACGTTCGTCGCCACGATAACAAAGACCTCCAAGATTTGAAACGCTTTATTCTAGCTTCTGCACAATTTATTGCCGCAGATTATGATGCAGATGATGCTCTGTCGTTCACATCCACATCTTGATTTTGAGTTGATATTTTTTTATCAATTTCATCTACCTTCTCAGCTATATAAGTCACAGTCCTCATGATTTCATTGAGGGCTGTTCTTTCTAATTCATTCACATCTCTCCCCCTCCTTCCTATAAATTGGTTAAAAACCTAGTAAAATGACGAAGAAACTTTTCTGCTCAAACTTTCAACTATGAAAACCTTTACAAAACTTCTAGCATTCTGTATAATAAGTTTACCTTTATACAGAAAGGAGCTGATGCAAATTGGCGGAATTTTTGAAAGGTACTGTGCTCTCATAAGTAAATAGACACCTTGCTCTGCTCGGAGCCGTAGCGGACTAGACGCGTAAAACTAGGAGGAGAATCAAACAAGGAATCTCTGCAGAAATCCGCAGAGGGAGTCATGGCATGAGACGTAAAATATTGCCGTTACCGAGTTTGATACTCCAGAGCCGTGGTGATACTTTGAAACCTTGCAGTGCTGGTGACCAACCCAGCAAAGTTTGTTTTGTCTGTCCGAGAGGCAGAGAGCTTCTAAAAAGTTGGTGGATGTCAGACCCTCGGACGGTCTGGCATTTTCTTATGAGATACTGCTATTAGTTTGAGCAGAATAATTTCCGTAACGCATTTCAGATAGCAGCTGGAATGCGTTTTTTATTTTTAAAGTTAAAAAGTTAGTAAAACTGTTGACATTTAACAATGAATAATTTAAAATGAAATCATAAAGAAAACACTTGATAAAACAAAGTTCAATCAATACAATCTGCACGCCAATGCTTTTATTTTTTGAATTAGTTTTACTTGTGTTTTTACTAACTCCTTAACCTTACAAAAACTATTTTAAATTATTCGTTGTGTTTTGTCAAGTATTTACAACGAAAAATTTAAATATTTTTTGTCATCCTTTAGAAAGGTTGATAAATCAATGTTTTCAACATTTGAAAGAATTAAAGAATTGTGTAAAAAGCATGGAATTTCGCTAAATTCACTTGAAGAAAAACTTGGATATAGTCGAAATACAATATATTCTTTAAAAAAACAAAAACCTAATGCTGAACGAATTGCAGAAATTGCTGACTACTTCAACGTCTCAACTGATTATTTGCTCGGCCGTACCGATAACCCACGGATTGCTAAAGAATCTGATGCACCCTCAGAGGTTGACCTCAAGGAATTGGCCAAAGAATCCTTCTTTTATGACGGCCACCACCTCAACGATGAAGACATCGACTTGATCTCTTCATTGCTTGAGACAAGAATTAAAAACAGACAGGACTGAGGTAAAGTTTATGGGAAGTGGGCGCACCAATGAAGAAATTGCACTTTACAATGCTCAAGTGTTAGCTGACCTAGAAGAATACTTACACTATCTAACAATCCAAGGTGAACCCGAAGATCAACGGGCCGACAAGATAAGCCAATGGGTTGAAAGCTGGACACGCTATTTAAAACGTGAAAAAGATTTTAACCCCAAAGGAATTTCAGCATTCAAAAGAGGCAGTATTGTATATGCAGATTTCGGATTTAATGTCGGACGTGAATACGGTGGACACCATTATGCGATTGTCTTAAATAAAAAAGATTCCAGGAAAAATCATCTCTTACACGTACTACCGTTAACATCTGTAAAAGAAGATACTGACTTAGGAAATCTTCAATATTTCCAAAAATACATCGGAAGCGAAGTTTTTCAACTAATGCTCCAAAAAGCTCTAAGAGTAGAAACAGAAGTTGAAGAATTAAGAGAGCAGCTAAAGAGTCGTCTCGAACATTTACAGATCCGTTTGAATAATATAAAAGATTTAAAAATCATGCTCGAGGATTTTCAAAATGATTTTTCTATAAATGATACTCAACAATCTGAACAGGTAGATAGTGTTATAAAAACCACCGAACAAGAGATTTCAGAAATTAATAATGAAATTGAAGAAAATGATAAACTGATGAACGATTTCGACACCACTAAAGATTACTTAAATAAACTGATTGCTAAAATCAATAAGATGAAGCAAGGCAGTATCGTCTTGTTAAATCAAATTACAACAGTAAGTAAATTAAGGATTTTAGATCCTAGAGAAAAAGATTCTGTCCTTAAAGATATTGTTTTATCTTCGGAAACTATGAATGAAATCGACAATCTTTTAAATGATTTTTTCTAAATACTTGACAAAAATAATGAACTAGGCTATCATATGGTTATAAGGTCGCTAGACGACAACCAAAATGATATTGTCCCTCGAGGACAACCGAAAAGCCTTGCTCATTGAGTGAGGCTTTTCTATTTTAACAGACAGGACTGATGTGATATGACCCAAATTGCCTATTTTGATGGCAGAGACACCGGTATCAAAGGTGTCTATAATAAACCAATTGATACAGTCTTTATTGATGTCTATCTTGATGACCTGGAGAAGAAAAAAGTCACTTATCACGAGCTTGGCCACAAAAACCATACCAAAGCGGATTATGAATATAACCGTGAACGGTGTGAACTCCAAGCAGACAGAAACATGATCCACCATCTACTCAAAGAAGAACTTGACCAGATGGATGATCACAAGGATTTTAACTATATCCAGTTTATGGAAAAATACAAATTAAAAACCGTGGTCAATGAAACCATGGTCAAAGAAGAATTTAATAACTTGGCTAATATTGTTTGATAATATTTTATGCTATGACATTGTTTAGCTATAAGAATTGACAAACAAATAAAAAAATTATATAATAGACACAATCGAAGTGAATGCTCCCCCCTGGGAGCCCTAAAGAGCCATTGTGTCCGCACATGGCTCTTTTTGATTATTGAGGTCAAAATTCATGGATAACAAGCCCTTTAAAACAATAGATGAGCAGATTGAAATTTTAAAATCACGAAATCTCACATTCTTACATGAACCATCTGCCCGACGAATTCTAGCAACTGTTGGATACTATGAACTTGTTAATGGTTATAAAGATATTGGTATCGAAGAAGGTGAAAGGTTCAGAGATGGATTTACATTTGAACAACTTTTTCATGTTTTTAATATGGACAAAGACATTCGTTCAGCTGTTAATGTTGCAATTGTAGAATAAAAAAAGCCTCACGCTCAAATTTTGGTCGAGGAGAGCGTGAGGCGAATTAAGTATAGTAAAAACCTGCTTTGCAGTAGGTCTCTTTACTATACCCATTTTATCAAAAAAGAAAGGGTAAATCAATGGCATACTTTAGAAAAAGGGATAACGGTTGGGAATACCGCATTTCCTACAAGGATGTATCTGGAAAATATAAGCAGAAATCAAAGAGCGGTTTTAAAACTAAGAAACTTGCTCAAGCAGCTGCTAGGGAAATTGAGAAAAAACTATCTCAAAATATCCTGACAGATGGAGAAGTTACTCTATATGACTTTGTCAAGACTTGGTCAGAAGTCTATAAACGTCCTTATGTCAAAGATAAGACTTGGGAAACCTATACAAAAAACTTTAAGCACATCAAGAACTATTTCCAAGAGTTGAAGGTCAAAGATGTCACACCGCTTTACTATCAAAAAAAGTTGAATGAGTTTGGCGAGAAATATGCCCAAGAAACTCTTGAGAAGTTCCACTACCAAATCAAGGGAGCTATGAAAGTAGCTGTGAGGGAACAAGTCATTCATTTTAACTTTGCTGATGATGCAAAGGTTAAATCACAAATTGAATCAAGAGCTGAGGAAAATGATTTTTTAGAAGAAACTGAGTATAAGGCTCTCTTAGCCCTCACAAGAGAGAATATCCAGTATGTATCCTATTTCACTCTCTACCTTCTTTCTGTTACTGGTTTGCGATTCTCTGAGGTCATGGGGCTGACCTGGAATGATGTTGACTTTAAAAATGGCATACTGGATATCAATAAAGCTTTTGATTACTCAAACACTCAAGATTTTTGTGACTTGAAGAATGATCCATCAGAAAGAAAAGTTCCTATTGATAGAAAAACAATAGAAATCCTATATGTGTATAGACAAAACTATTGGCAAGCAAATATCAAGAATAGAATCTGCTTTGGTGTATCTAATTCAGCATGTAATAAGCTAATTAAAAAGATTATAGGCAGACCTGTCAGAAACCATACTCTAAGGCACACATACGCATCATTTTTAATTTTGAATGGTGTTGACATTGTGACAATCTCTAAGCTTCTTGGCCATGAAAGTCCAGATATTACTCTGAAAGTTTATTCACACCAAATGGAGGCACTGGCTGAAAGGAACTTTGAGAAAATCAAAAATATTTTTCTAGCGTCATAA